TAATATACCTGGTTATTCAAAAGTAAATAAGTTTGGATATAATGATTCAATTGGATCAGGTTCTTTTGAAGTTATTTGGGAAACAGGTGGACAGTATCCCTATCAATCTTCGGCAGTTACTGTGGATGTAGTGAGTGATGATGCTAATGACGATGTAGCAGGAACGGGTGCTAGAACTTTAAAAATACAAGGTCTGGATGGTTCTTATAATTTAGCTGAAGAAACTGTTGACATGGATGGAACAACTACAGTTACAACTACACAAGAATTTTTAAGAGTTTTTAGAATGTCTGTCGAAACAGCAGGAACATCTGGAAATAATGAAGGTAATATATCTGTAACTTATACAGGTGGATCTGATGTTGCTGCAACTATAACAGCAGGAAATGGTCAAACACTTATGGCAGTATACACTATACCTGCTGGTAAAACAGGATATATTGTAGCTATGAATTTTGGATCTTCAAAAGATCAGGAACAAACTTGTAAGTTAAAAACTAGAGATAATACAATTGCTAATGCTGCATTTCAAACAAAAGAATATTTAAATATTAGAGGTGGTTTTACATACTTTCCTAAAAGAGCTATAACTCAAATTACGGAAAAAACAGATATAGAATTACAAGCAATTTCAAATTCTACTTCTTCAGCATCGGGAGGATTTGAGTTAATACTCATAGATAATTAACATGATAGTAACTAAAAAAAGAACAGTTGGATTAGTATTAACAACAGGCAATCAAGATATTTATACTGTACCTGCAAATCATGAATCTAATATTAAAAGTATATTCATAAGTAATCTTACAGGTAGTACAGTTACATTTAGTTTAGATTGGTATGATAGTGCAAGTACAACATATCACACTATAGCAGAGGCAACAACATTGAAAGCAAATGCTCTCATTCAAATTACAGAAGGATTCTGGCTACATAAAGCTGATAAGATAAGAGGATTAGCTAGTGCTAGTGCATCTGTACAAATTAGTATTAATGTTGAAGAAGAGTATGTACCTAAACAATTTAACTAGGAGATCATATGGCTCTTGCTAAATCGCAAAAAAGTTTAAAGGCATGGACAAAACAAAAATGGAAAACAAAATCTGGGAAGAAATCCAGCGTTACTGGAGAGAGGTATTTACCAGAGAAAGCTATAAAAAGCCTATCTGCTTCAGAGTATGCCGCAACAACCAGTGCAAAAAGAAAAGGTAAAGCACAAGGCAAACAATTTGTAAAACAACCTAAAGGTATAGCCAAGAAGGTTAAAAAATATAGGAAGGTATAATGTCTAAAGATAATAGTACTAAAGACAAATTAAAAAAATATGGTTTAACAAGTTTAAATAAACCTAAAAGAACACCTAATCATCCTACTAAAAAAGGAATCGTTGCTGTTAAAGATGATGGCAAGGTTAAGATTATTAGATTTGGTGATCAAAAGATGGGACATAATTATAGTCCAGAAGCTAGAAAGAGTTTCAAAGCTAGACATGCATCAAATATAGCTAAAGGAAAAACAAGTGCAGCTTATTGGGCTGATAAGTTTTTCTGGGCTGGACCAGGAGGTTCAAAAAAATCTCCTCCCAAAGGACAGAAACACAAGAAGGGTACAGCGTAATGACATTCGGTGAGGATCCATTTAAATTTAATAAATACTTTAAAGGAAATAAAACAGATGCTATAAAATATTTTATATTATTTTTAGTATTATGGTATATATTATCTCACCACTAAAATAAAAAAGGGGAGCCCGAAGACTCCCCCCAAAGGCAACACATGACAGGCTCCTTATTTGGGAGCCTTTTTTATTTGGAAACGAAGTTCTCTAGTTTTACCAGACCACCTCTTTCTCCAAATCCAGCTACTGAGTCTTGCTAGATTTTTATCCAGCATATCAACCAATGGATTATGCCAAAGCATAACTCTACATTGATTGCAGTAATTTCTTAATATCGTCTTCAAGTTTTTTCCCTGCTGAATTGCAGTGGTTAATAACTGCCGCACATAAATTTGCATGATAATTATATCCTTTTAATGCTTCTCGTATTTTACCTACAGGTTTTCCACCGTAGTCTAATACTATTTGATTATCTTCGCTTAATCCAATCTTAAGTTCAAACAACAAGCCAACATGTTTATTAACTTCTTTTGGTAGTTTCTTTTTTGTTGTCATTCTCACTTTCTCCTTTATATTGTTTTACGAAGTCTTTACTTAGTCTAGGGTCTAAGGGTTCTAATGCTGCTAACATATTCATAAGCTTTACAACTTCTGCATATGGTCTACTCATTAGATATCTCATTATCTCCTGTAGTTGTGTTGATGTTATTAAAAATGTTCTATCCATTTATATTCTTCCTCCCCTCCAATCTTCATATACTTGTGTAACATAATTCTTATCAGCTAAATAAGTATTCGGACTAGCTTCTCTATGAAATACATTACTACAATGTGTAATAGTTTCTTCTAATGTCATACCTGATTCAATACAATTAGCAACTTCATCTTGCACCTCCATAACTGCTGCTTTTATATGTCCCATGTTTTAACCTCCTTAATTAATTTGTTTAAATACCATTCAGCTTTTTCTAAATCCTGTAATGGTTTTCCTTTAAATTTAAATCTGCCAACATACTTTAATATATTTCCTTTTAAGTATCCTACAAATTCATCTGAAGTCATATAGTCTTGTATGACTTCAATCGTTTCTCTCTTACCTTGCTTGTAATGTTTAGGAGAGTTTACTTCGTCATTATTAAAAAAAGATGAATTAACCATATAACCTCCTTACTTGATTATAACTCACAGTTTCTAAATCATATTCACCATTAGATACATTATACTTTACAATCAAACCACTCCACCATAGATGCTGTGTTTCTTTTGCATAAGCTTCAGTATGATTTAAATAACAACCTGCAGATAAAGCTTGTACTTTTTTACCATTAGGTAATGTAGATATAGCATAATCTAATAAATGACAATGACCTACAGTTGCAGATACTTTATGTTTATTTAAAATAGTTCTAGCTATATTTTCTCCAGAGATAGCACGACCTGTAATACCTGATGGTAAATGATGTGTATAATAAACACCATTAATAGTTGTACCTTTTTTATATGGTATTTCTTTCCAACCATATTTTTTATATTGTAACATATTAATACTTAGTGTACCTTCAAGTTCAGGATTATCTTGTACTACTCTATCAATTCTATCTTCATGATTACCTAGTATCATAATCTTTTTAACTTTATGTTTACCTAATCCTTTATCAAATTGTTGAAGTGCATCTTCAGTATGCTCTACATCTTTATTAAATCTTCTACCTTCAAATGATAACTTGGCTTTATCATATGAACATAGAGAATCTACACTACAAAAATCACCCATGCATATTACATGTGTAGCTTTAGCATCTGCTGCAAGTCTTCCTGCCCACAGAAATCTATCATTGTTTGCTTTAGGTGTACAATGAGGATCACCAATTATTAAATGTGTAGCCATTAGTTTATGTCCTTTGGTTTACGGGGTTTATAATGATCAAAGAAGTCTATAACATTATCTTCTCCATCTGTCAAATCTGCAGAAGATAAAAATGGTTCATCTAAACCTTGTTCACCACTATCTACTTTTTGTTTATCTTCAGCAAATCCTTTCAATCCTAGTAAGTATGTTGAATGTGGGTCTGTCACAGCTTGTTTAATCATACCTCTAGCCATAATTGAAATCATATCATCTTCTTCATATCCATATTCAGCAGTATCTCCAAATACAATACCACAAGTAAAACCATTTTCCCATGGCATAATAACTATTTTTGTAGCACTATCTATATCACTTTTTTTCATCTTGGTCATGGTTACTCCTACTTGTTGGTGGTATTACTGCCACTCGGTTTACATTTAATTTTAAAAAATGTTCTGCGTCTACAATAGCTAATGGTCTTTTCTTATTCATCTTAATAAATACAAGTGGCTCTAAATCTCCATGAGCAGATGCCTGATCATATGCTTTATAAATTCCTTTCCACGTTTCATTATTCTTACATTCAATATCATATGGAAAATATTTCTTACCTGTTTTAGATAACTTAATATCTGCACCAGTTTCTCCCATGATAGCTACTCTTATATCATCTTCTGATAGAGCAAGGGATAGACCCCTCAGACTATCCCTTACCCAATCTTGAAGTCTACGACCTTTAGCTTTCCGACTACGTACTGTACTCATCTTCTTTCCTAGGGTTATTAACTTCAGTATACCAAACCCATTTAGGGTTCTTTCCTTGTGACTGTTGCTGTGGTAACATTTGCAACTTCTTACCCCAACAAGGAATCTTATATGGACAAAAAGAACAGACGCTACCTAATACTTTATTACCTGTCTTCTTACCTCTATAAGTTTCTTCTATATCTGAATAACATCTTTTAAATGTTTCATTAGCTTTTAAAGCTTTTGCATTTTCTCTTGCAGTAGATAATGCCTTCTCTCTGTATTCAGAATCTTCAATAGGAGTTTCACATATTGTCCACTCTCCAGTAGATTTATTAATAGCTATCCACCCACCGAAAGGAAGCTTTTCACTTTCAGCATACAGATAACCTTGTGGTATATATCCAAATGCATCATCTTCTGCCATGGCTCCAAAGCCACCATTCTCTCCAAACTTTTTATCAAACGAATAAGGTGATGCACTTTTAATATCCCAAATCTTTTTATCTATACGTATGTCATATTCACCATCTATCTTACTCCCATTATATTTATAAACAACTTTTTTATGCTGGTCTTCAACATTTACTCCAGCAGATTTCATTACGAATATAGCTAATGCTTCAATCAAATCACCAAATGTGTTTCTCATTTTAGCATTATAAGGTTGACCTTCTCCTTTAATATTTTTAGATTCCATTTGTAATTGACACAATGGTCTACCAATATTACTCATTCGTATTTGAAACTTATCTTTTCTTTCGTCACTAAATTGTTTACGTAATGCCTTTTTACAAGCTTCGCCAAATTCCTCAACGAGTTCATCAGATACCTCGACAGGTGCCTTAGACACCTGGTCGAGATAAATCTGTACTTTGTGAAGTATATCGTTCATTATGCTGATAACATTTCTGCTGGGTCTGGTAAGTCATCATCTAACTCTTCAACCACTTCGGCAGACTTTGCATCTTCACCATTATATTTCTTACCTTTAGCAGATTTCCATAGCCTAGCTACTTCCTCGTTCTCTGCTCTGATAGAATTTTGAAATACTTGTAAAGTATCTACATCTTCTTTGGACATTTTCAGATTAGCTTCCGCATTAGCGTTGATGACTGGAACATAAAATACATTACTTCCTTTTTTCTGACGCTTGCTTTCTAATTTAAATGTACAAGTAAACATTAGCTTATCTTTATTTTCTAATTCTATGATAGCATCAGATACAGGTTTAAAGCTAGTACCAGTTACTCTCCACATTACAGGAAAGTTTGTAACCTTTTTAGCATTACCTTCTGCATCTACACCATCAAAAGATACTAGACCATATATTAATCTATAACATCTGATTTGTTTTTGTACAGCTAATTCTTCTGCAGTTAATCTATCACGTTCTTTGTATGGAACTTTATTACATTTAGTACCACCTTGAATATCAATAGCTTCTTCTTTCCATGACGAAAAGATTACTGACCTATTTACATATTCAGTTTTCTCTGGGTCATAGTGCATGTACTGAAGTCCAGATATAAATGGTCTTAATGTAACTGACTTACCATAATAGTTTTTATTTTCTCTAGAATCATACACAGTGAAATGTCCAATGGGTAATTGATTACCATTGTCATCTTCTGGGTTACGATTAATTGTCAATCTAGGAATAATGTTTTCTCTTTCAGAGCCACCAGAATATTGCCCAATGGCTTTCATTATTTCCTGTTTAGACATTGTATTTAAATTAATTAAATCTGACATAAGTAATTTCCTCCTTTGATGTCAATTATTGATTCATTATATAACATGTTTTGCATTAAATGTCAATAGTATATTTATCTTTTTTTAAAGATAAAATCTGTTATAAGAAAAATACCCATAATTATAAGGGTTATTTGTAGTATTAAATCTAACATATCTTAGTTACTCCTTCTGTTGCTATAACTTCAAGCTTATCTGCTTGAGCAAAGGTTTTCATTTCTTCATAGAATGGGTGACCTGCGTCAATTAATAATTTCCTAGGTTCAAACTCACACTCCTGCATAAGTACAGTGTAGTCTAAATATGCACCATAGCTATCATCTTCAAAGTCATCTAATGTTTCTAGTAGTTCAACCATTAGTAATCCCTCTCCCTTATAGTTATATGACAATCTATCTCTCCAGAAAATCTATGACCATGCTCATCTCTTAAGTGCTCAAGAAATTTAGCCAAGTCTTTTGCAGCTATACCATCGTCAAAGTTAAAATTAGAAAGTACAGAATCCTTTATAGGTTTATCTTTACCTTCTTCATACTTGTCTCCAAGTAATTCTATTGATACTTTATCTAATATCATTATGCTACCTCCTCCATGTCTAACCAATTATACCCTATTTTTAATTCAGAGTCAAGTGGTACGTTAAAGTTAATTCCATAGTATTCCTTCATGGTAGGAACTACAGATGATGTGCCCTGTTTAAATATATCACTCATCACATCTTCTTCTCCAGGGTAAACATCAGCTACGATTGAATCGTGAACTGTGTTGATAAGTAAACTCTTAACCTTTTGTTCTTTCATTAACTTATATATTTTTATACATGCTAATGGTACAATATCTGCTGTCGCAAATCCTTGTACTGGATAGTTTTTAATTTGTGTACCATAACTTGACCCACCCCAAGGCATACGTTCTGCATATGGAAATGCATATTCTCTACCTGTAGGTAGTTTAACTCGTTTATAAGTGATAGCTTCTGTCTGTAATTTATCATGCCATTCAGCTATCTGTTTATATTTCTTTAAGAATGCAGAGTAATATTTCTTTTCATTTTCTGTACCTGTAACTCCACCATACAAAGGTTTAAAGGTATGTGCCTTTGCATCTTGTCTGCTACAACCTATAATATCTGCAGTATACTGGTGCACATCTACATTATTTTTAATGTCTTCTATACCTTGTGCATCTTGAGATAAGAATACAGCAGTTCTAAATTCTAATTGTGCAAAGTCTATTTCTAGTATTCTACCACCTTCAAATCTAGATTTGATTACACTACGTATAGGAAATGTTTTTGCTCTAGGTTGGTTTTGAAAGTTTGGGTCACGACTAGATAATCTTCCTGTAGCTGTAACACACTGCATAAATTTAGGGTGTAGTAATCCATCTTCATTAGTATATTCTTTAATACCATTTACAAATGTAGATAGATAAGTATCAATAGCATTGTATCTCATGATATTATCAATGAAGTCTTTTAGTTCTCCACTAGCTTTGGCTCCCATTTTTTGTAATGTGATTCTATCAGTTTTAAATCCACCATCAGCTAAATCATATATGCTTTTAGGTTTCTGATTAAATCCTGCTACCTTACCTAGATTAGAATAAGTTAATCCTTCTCCATCACATGTAGCACATTTACTATAATTTTTATATGGACTTCCATCTTTCTTAAGTTTTTTAATTACGCCTTTACCTAAACAATCTACGCATTGACTAGATGAAGTTTTATATATTACATCTGTATTCTCATTTATGTGCCTAACAATTTGAGATACACTCATCTGTGGTCTTCGCTTTTGTTTCTTTGTAATCTTGTCTACACCTATATTAAATATAGACCTCCATCTTTCTTTGTCTTTAACTTTTCTAGAATAGATTAACCAAGATAATTGTTCTGTACTATTAGGATTAATCTTTGTATCTCCCATTTTATTATAAATAGTTTTCTCAATTTCTGCACGCAAGTATGCATACTCTGCTCTATATTGTTTCTCAACATCTGCAAGTGCATTTATATCTACATGAATACCATTACGTTCCATATCAGTTAGCACAACTGTAAACTCATTCATCATCTTAACTGTCTTTAATAGATGTTTATTCTTATCCATTTTAAAATCATTCATCTGTGCATTGAATAATGTTTTAGTAATCATAACATCTTGCCTACCATATTCTTCTACAATATGATGTGGTATGTTTTCAAAGGATACACCTCTGTCTAAAAATTCTTTTATCTTATCGTCTTTCTTTCCTATCTTTCTTTTCTTACAAATAGAATCTAATGCAAGACTATTTTTAATTCCTCTTAATAAGATATATTCTCCTATCATGGTATCATATATTCTACCGCTATACTTAAATCCAGATTCTAATAACCAAGTTAAATCAAATTTAATATTGTGACCTACAAGTAATGTTGTTTCATCTAGTACTTCTTGTATTCTTGGTGCTGCACCTTTACTTGTTTTTTCTGAGTGATTTAAAAAATAATACTCATCTCCATATTTAGAATTAATACCACAACTCACTAATATATTTTTTGGATTGAATGGTAATGGGTCTATCCTACCAGATTCTTCTTTTATAAATGAAGTTTCTAAATCAATTACAGTTATCATATTGTCCTTTCTAATTAGTATACCTGCTAGTTTTTTTATCTAATCTAACTGTTTTCATACCATGAAAACCAGTAATCTTATTCTTACTTATACATAAGTATCTATCTAAATCTGGGTCTTCTGGAGATATTTGAAATTTACCTATACCGATAATTAAATCTGCTTCTGCAGCTTTTCCAGTTTTAGAATTTTCCATCATGTCAAAAGATAATTCTCTTTTGTTGTGTGCATCTGCTGACGCTTGTGATATTGCAATAACTGCACAGTTGTGTCGCTTTGCAATCTCTCTTGCACTTGTATATATTGCTCGTAGTTTTTCATCTGTTCTGGCATATGTACCTTTAACACTTACCTTGTCAAGCTGGTCTATAACAATAATATCTGGTTTATATTTTTCACAATGTGCATTCATATCATCTATTGACCAATCAACTACATCTAACATTTTAATATTATCTTTTATCTCATTCCATAACTCATGAGATTCTTGTAAGTTATCTATAATCTCTTGTTTAGTTCTGCCTGTCCATGCTGTAATGGCTCTCATCTGTGTACGTACTGCAGGTTCCTCGTTTATAAATGCATGTACCTTTGCACCTTGTTGTGCAAAACCATTATCTCCTGCAACAAGACTTACCCAGAATGCTGTCTTACCTGTTTCTGGTCTAGCAAATGCTATCATAAAATTTCCAGGACCGATTCCATCTACATTATTTTTTAACTCATCTAAATTAAATTTCCATTTAGTTGTTACAGTTAGTTTATTAATTAACTCTCCAATGTTATCTGTAACAGCATCAACTTCTTCTACTGGTTTTTTAGTTTCAAATTCTTCTATTATATTTTTTATTTGTGAAAAGTTAGCAGGTGCACCATTGTATATTTCAGTTGCTTCAACTGCAATCTTCTGTGCCACATCTCTCTCTTGTAGTATTCTTATTATGTCTTCTGCTATTTTATTGTTTGGTTTTTCAGTTTCTCTTATGTCCTCAATCAATTCACTAATCGCAATCTTCATTGCTCTAGTTAATGCAGGATTATATTTAGTTGTATGTAAAGAATATAAATCATCAAGACTTATATCTTGTTCATATTCCTCATGTGCTTTCTCAATAGTAGAGAACAAAGACCCATAGCTACCTTCAAATACAGATGAAGCTATGTGCCCTTTATATTTATTATAAAAATCTTTTTCTAAAAGTAATTTAATAATTTGTTTTTCTATCACTTACAACCACCTTCCAAAAATTTTACAAATCTTCTGTATCTTTTTATCTTTTTCTTTTCTCTATGTAATAATTCAGATACTTCAAGGAATAACATTTTAAATCTATCTCTAGATTCTTTAAGAGTATCTATTTGTTTAGTCAAATCTAATTCTCCTCTATCATCTATTGGCATAAAATATATCTCCTATCTGTTTAGTATCGTAGTATTTTAAATCATCTTCAAGTATCTTGACTTGAACATTATCAAATCCTCTATATCTTAAACGATTCGCTATGTCAAATGCTTTTGTTGTAGCATCTCTATCAAGTGCAACATAAATAGTTTTATATTGTTTTAAATGTTTATCAAACATATCATTATAACTTGTACCCATAAGTGCTACACCTGTAAGTACATTAGATACAGCACATGCACTTGCACAATCCTCTACAAGTACAGCATCATCATACTCTCCACATTTAAATGGTACATTTTTATTTCCATACATAAACCATTTAGGTTGTACATCTTTAGATAAACCTCTACCTACTCCACCTCGTATGTTGTCGTATTCTTTAATCATAAAGACTACTCTATCCTGTTTGACATCATACTTGATATCGGCTCTTCTCCATGTATAGGATTCCCAACAGTTATTCTTTTGTAAATATTTTATGGCTCTTTCATTTGAATAGACTGGTTTAAAATAATCAGGTACATTAAACTTATCTATTTCTTCTACTGGTTCCGAATTAAATATTTTTTTAATCGTAGCCATAGACATACGTTTTCTTTCTGTACCTTTAGCTTCACATGAAGCATGAAAACAATGCCAACTTAATCTGTTGTCATCATTAGTTACACTTAATGTATTCTTATGATTACAGAATGGACAATCCAATCGCATTGTCGTATCTGGTGGTATCAAATACGAATGTAGTATTCTTAATTGTTCGTTATATCCCAACTATAATACCTCCCATATAATTTGTTTTAGTTCTTTAACTGTACCTGAAGGTTTAAATTCTATATCTAAAATTCTTTTTAAGACTTCTTCTCGTACCAGTTTACTTGCTTCTTCTATTTTTTTATCATCAAACAAAGATTCATGTGGCAACATTCCAAATTCAATGTCGCCCATATGACCCAATGCTATGACTCTTGCTTTTATTTTCATAACTATTCCTCTAGCATAAAATTAATCATGTGTCAAGTTAAACTCCACGCTTATCTAAATATTTTTCTCCATACTTTAATGCGTGTTCATGTGCTTTCTCTGTTTCTAAATCAGAGAAGTAATCCTCTAGACCTTGCTCTACATCTTTAGGTAAATCAGTAATAACTTCTGATGTACCATCTGTCCATGATATCTTTAGATTCCAACCCATTATTTTTAATGGCTCATTAGGTGCACTCATATGTCCTCCTTATCTGACATGACTTTTCCAGTAATGTCCTTTGATTATATTTTTATATGACTTCTTATGTTCATATTCAAGTATGCCATAAGATATCATTCGTTTAATAACTCTATTGATTTGAGTACCATTTAATTTAGGTAATTGTTCTCTAGTCAATCTAGTTAAAACTCTTGGCTTTAGTTTTTCTTTTTCTTTTATTAAATCTACAACAACAGGAAAGACAAGGTTATAAGTGTTAGGTCTTTTATCTTTATTATAATAATCAATAAAAGATTTAAACCATTTATTCCATGCCTCTTTATCTTCCCATCTGGGTGCTGGCTCTCCCTCTACATACTTTACCATGCACTTGTTTCCTCATACATTTTATCAAATTGTTGCCACCAATCTTCCATGAAAGGATTACAACTATAATCAGATACAAGTTCATTATCTTCATTACCAAAGATAACCCATGCCCAACCTTTCCTTTTACCTTCTGCATCATAGATATGTAGATAGCTTTCATCACATGCTTCAGCATGTTCTTTTATTTCTTTATAGTCTTTTGATTTAGTACATGCATCTTCATCATCATACGCACCATAGTTTACTGTTATAGAACAATCTTTATTTAATGCATACTTAATTAAATTAAGATGTGCTCTACGCATTTCAACTGCTTCTTTTATTGCTGATGTTTCCATATGTTATCCTTTCAGTTAGTGTTGTTCATATGAAATATTCTTGATAGACTTCTTCCAGCATGACCTACAATCTCTACACTCTCCATCTTGTTTAAGTGCAGGACATGCCCTACCAATATGCTTTGTGCCTTTGGTGTGTACAGTAGATGTCCACTTCCAAAACTTAGGTGGCTTACCATTTACTTTAACAGCACTTGCTCTAATGATTAAGTTCTTGGGTAAAGAATCTATATCAATATTAGCTAGTGTACTATATTCTCTTGTTGGTATCCAATGTTTTATATCAGGTGTATTCTTACACACCTGTATAATATTATTTAATACTTCAATGCTAGGTATATCTCCAGAGTCAAACCACCTAAAGTATTTCTTTTCTTTAGGTAGGTTTTTATATTTAAGTTTGATTAGCATAGTCATAGCATCAACCCAATCTGGGTTAGTCATAGCGTCATATCTTTTAGCATGAGATTTTACAGTGCTAGGCATACGATAGAAACCTGAAAGTGCATAACATTTATAACAGGTTGTGCCTTTAATCTTGGCTAGCTTACTACCTACCTTACATTTAAAAGCAGATATACCAAATGAAAATGCAGGCATTTTACTTGTGTTAGATAGTGTACCTATCTTATTTTCAATGTCTTTAATCTTCATCTGATAACTCCTCTACATCAAACTGACCACCTTCTCCATGACCTGTATCCCATGAGCCAGTATCCCAGAATGTTTCTACCAATGATCTTCTAGCTTTATCTATAGCTTCTTGAGAAGATTCAGCTTCAAATGTTTTTTCATGTATAGTGTGTTCACTATAATACACTCTATATTTTTTCATATGTTCTCCTTTGTTAGTGTTATATTACAACATAAAATCTGGTACGTCAACTCCAGTATATCTTGCAAATCTTTTTTTCTCTCCAACATAATAGTTTCTATATGATTTAATATAGTTAGATACTTTGTATTCATCTGGCATACATAAGGGTGGTATTAGAAATTGTTTGTAATGAAACTTTGGCATAAGCTTATCTGATTTGTCTATAAGTTTTTTAAGTATAGTGCTGGTCTTGTGATGTTTGTTATACCTGTATTGATACTCTCTACATAGATAGTTTAGTAGATGTAATGACCAAACATAATTACCTTTGCTTTCTCCTACCCAGATAGTCATGGGGTGCTTTGGATATGCAGGTTTATATAACTCATCATCTTCTCCCATGTACTTTTGATATGCGGTTGATAACATCTGACCTGTTTCTAATATCATTTTAACTACATGCTTATCACAATGATATGTAGCACAAATCTTTGGGTCTTTGTGTAAGTGAAATATATTCATTAGATTACCTCAAATAAATGCATTAGTGTTGAGTGTGGATTTTCTTTGTTCCATACACCATTATTATACGCTGTTTTAAACCTTGTGTAAAGTTTATCTATCCAGCATGGCTCTAGTCCTGCAACATCTGACCAGTAATAATAATCTTTACTACCTATCCATTCTTCTGCTTCCTTTTTTAATACTGACTTAGGTATGTAGCTAGTGAATACACCATGTCCAATAGTATCAAGCCAACCTCTAATGATTACATGTCTAGCTAATCTCTCAAATGGCTGTATATGCTTTTCTTTTTTACTTGTTTTGTGTAGCATTTACGCTGTACTCCTTGTTGTTTTTCTATTTACTTTATGCGTCATTATGTACCACCTTAACTATTGACCTAACTCTATTTTTATGGTATACTATCTTACCCACCACAGGGGAGCCTATATAGGTATACCTTTAAGATATCGTTTCAATATAAATACCAAGTGAATTATTACCATTCTTTATATCAGATTTACTTATAGGGTAATCTAATTTAGATAAGTATTTAAGTGCACCTCTTATTGATTTAAAGTATTTAGTCTTACCTGAAGTATCTTGTATGTAGTCTACACCTTTAGACTTATCTCTCATATCTACTGGTTTTGCAACTACATATTTTCTTCTTCTACCTTTGTAGTCTTTAATCATTCCTTGTGTCATTCTTCTTCTCCTTTTTAATATTGCTTGGAGTTAGTTCAAAGTAAGTGATACCATCTTCTGTTTCTTTGGTAGCACCCATATTTTCAAACCATTTCTCTAGTTCTTTTACTGATTTAATTTTCTCCATTAGTATCTCCTTGTTGGTTATTATAATGTGCTTTTAATCCTGCATTAACTCTAGCTGTATATTCTCTAAACCATTCAGAAGAATATGCACCACCATAATTATCTCCAAGTTCTCTTGATACTGTTCTTGCAATATCACTTCTTACTTCCCAATAACCTGCAGAATCTTGTGGTCTAGTTTGCGATACAGTTATTCTTCCAATGTATTCTATACATCTATCTCCGTATTCTCTAAACCAATCATTCTGACATTGAAGTGTGCAGAAGTTATCACTATAACCTAGATTAGTTCTCTTTCTATTTGTGTAGACTTTCTCTCCATTAACTGTGCGAAGTCTATCAGTTGAACTGTATAAATAACAGCTTGGGTTTTGACAGTATTTCATTGTGTTTCCTTTCTATAAGTTAAAGGGGTACTATGATATCACAGTACCCCCGATTTGTCTAGTTGACAGATTGTCGCTGTGCTTTAAAGCTAGCTATCATCTGGGCTTTAACATCTTCTTGCTCATCTCCATCATCTAATAATGAAGCTAGATTATCTGGCGAGTATACCGATAATGCCATAGAAGATTCGCCATGGATTTGGCTTTCATTGATAGGGCAATTAATATTCTCACAAGCTTTTTGAATCTCATCAAAATACTTGTAGCTTTTAAATGCGTTCTCAACAATACTTGTTTTATTATCAAGCCATTCAACATAAGCTTGATGTGTTTTAACCACATTACTCTTTGCAATTTGCCAAGTGTTTAATGACTCGTATGTTTTGTCATCAACTAGGAAATTACGAGAGCCACAATAAGATCTACCAATAACTTCTATTTGGTATTTTTCTGTCCATGTGTTCTTGTGATTATCTTTTTTATCACTACTAATATTATATCTATTATGTCCTAGATAATCATCATTAGCATCTTTATGTTTAGTCCAATGTGGATTACTATCCTTGTTATTATTCTCCATTTGAGCATTAATATCAGGATTTAATCCATTAGCTTTTAACTCATCACGATAGTACGCATAAGCAAAGTCGCTACCATTATGACCCTCAACACTACCATACAAAGTAAAATCGTAATGCTTTGATTCTACTGTTCGAGTAGGTTGGTCATTGTAATCAGTCGTATCAACTTCATGTCCTATATAGAAACATGCGTCTTTAACGACCTGACCACCATTGGAATTGTATTTAGCAACCATTCGATTGATTGTATCTACATCTTCCTGCGGTTGATAACCTCTAATGATACCA